ATGCCACCTGGCGTGTCGGCGACCGGATGTGGACCTTTGCCAATGGAGCCACCTTAAAGCTGCGGTTCATTGACCGGGACGAAGATGTCCAGAAATATCATGGCCATAGTTATTCAACAGTCTACTTTGATGAGCTTGGAAACTGGGCCACAGACTTCTCTTACCTCTTTATGTTCTCTTCCCTCAGATCAGCCCGTGGCGTTCCTTTATATATGAGGAGTACCGGAAACCCTGGAGGACCCGGGGCAGCGTGGATTAAACGCCGCTTCATCACGGACAAGACGCATGACTTAATCTATGAGGAAGAAGGACACAGTTCCCAATTCATCCAGTCCAGACTTGAAGACAATCCGTTGCTCATGGCCGACGGGAAGTATGAACAAAACCTGAAGCAGCTGCCTGACCATCTCTACCAGGCGTTCAGATGGGGCGACTGGAACGTCTTCGCCGGACAGGTCTTCAGTGAATTCCACCCGGATACCCATGTGATAGAGCCCTTCCCCCTGGATTCATCCTGGTATAAGTTTGCTTCAATGGACTGGGGATACGCGAAACCATACTCGATTGGGTTTTGGGCCCTGGGGCAAGAAGGCCGGCTGATTCGTTTTACCGAGTTTTACGGTTCGTCTGATGGTGGAAACGAAGGGACCCGGGAATCAATCAGAGAGGTCTTCCAGAAAGTATCCGAAGCCGCTGCATTTGTGGGGATTGAAGATATGGTGGCCGACCCGGCCTGTTGGGCCAAGATGGGATTCAGCGAGGAATCAGTGGAGAGCGTGTTCAGTGAGTTCTTCACCATGTTCAAAGGCGTGAATGACCGGGTGAATGGAGCCAATGCTGTTCACAACTTCTTCAAAACCAAACTCTCTGACGGTGGCCCGATGCTCTGCGTGTTCCCGAACTGTAAAGATTTCATCCGAACCATCCCGGCATTGACGGCTGCGAAAACGAACCCAGAAGATGTCGACACCAGAATTGAAGACCATTGCTTTGACCTAAAAACAAAGGTGCAAACTAAATCCGGAGAGAAGACTTTTCGGAAACTGCTGGGGACCGAAGGGTTTATCATGACCCTGGACGGATGGATGCCCTATGATAACTGCAGGATAACCCGGGAGGCTGAATGTATCGAGCTGACCTTCGGAAATGGCTTCAAGGTGACATGCACCCATGACCATAAGTTTATGCTTTGGGATGGAAGCTGGTGTAACGCAGAGGACTTGGTTGGGAAGATATGTTATGATAACCAATGGAATACAAAAGTAGAAAGTTTCAGCGGTATAAGAAGGTCTGGGAAGAGGCTCACGGGCCGGTTCCTCAAGGGCAGCACCTTCATCACAAAGACCTTAACCCAGGCAATGACTCACTTGAGAACCTTCAGCTCCTCTCACCGAAAGAGCATGCCCAACTCCACCAGCGGCTCAACCCAAAAACAGCCATGCCTAAAGAGTGTCTTGACGAAGCAAGAACCTGGCACCAAAGTGAAGAAGGGATCAGCTGGCATCGTAAGCACTATCATGATTTCTGTAAGGAATCTCTTCACCAGCGAATCGAAAAGGTCTGTGAGGTATGTGGAGAATCCTTCCAAGGGCTCTGGCAATCGAAATACTGTTCCAATAAATGTAAGGCAAGAGCGAGAAGAGCCAGCGGAATTGATGATGTCAAAAGGATATGTGTCTCCTGCGGGGAATTTTTTACCGTTGATAAGTATAGAACTACCCGTACATGCTCCCGTAAATGTGCCGGCGCTGCAAGTTCAATCACTAAGAGAAGTAAGCCCTAGACAAGTCGCCTGTATCAACGTACCATATCTCCACAGCTTCTCGCTAAATCGTTATATTGTAAGTAATTGTTATGACGATCTTCGCTACGGGGTAATGTACGTAAAAGCAGAAGCCAGTTATAAATCAAGTGGATGGGGCAATGCCCCACAAGAAGAAAGCCTGCTTCGTAGGCGTATAGGAGGATACAATGGCCGATAATCCATTCCAAGGAAACAACAACGTCGAAGGTGATGATACCTACCGCCGGGCGAAACGTGTATTTGATGAGACAATGACCGAGCGGCACCGTTGGGAGGAACTTTGGCGTGAATGTAGCGAACTGGTGCAACCAGAATACATGGATATCGACGACAACTGGGACCCTATGCAACTCATTGGTGATAATGTCTTTGATGGCTCCCCCCGTGTGGCTGCTCAAATTGCCTCAAGCGGATTATTTGGTTACTCTACCAATCCAGCTGATGAATGGGTCAGTGTCGGAATCAATAATCCTAAGTTAAAAGGCCGTCGAGTCGTCCGGGATTGGATTGCTGATACCAACCGGCTGCTTATGCAGACCTTTGAGAAATACGATATCTATAAACAGCTGGTCCCGGCCTTTCAATCCATCGTGCCTATCGGGACTGCTTCCATCACAGTAGAAGAAGACGTGATTGAAAATGGAATTCGGTACCGGTTCTGGCACCCAGGCGATTATGCGCTGGGAACTGACGGGTATAATAGGATTAACCAATTTGTCACGAAGAAAGAGTATCAAAATCACAAACTCCTTGATATCTACACACCAGAAGAGCTTGGACCGGAACTTGTCAGGGAAGCGATGGAGAACCCCTTCACCAAAACTGAGGTTAACTATGTTGTGATGCAAAATAGTCTCTACTCTCCGGGGAATCCTTTTGCCAAGTACTTTAAGTTTTCCGGATATCATTTACTTACCCGTGACCAGCGAGTCATCAGGACTGATGGGTTCCAGGCTTTCCCGGCAGCTGTTTGGAGATGGACAGAGCAGGGGCGTTTGACCTATGGCCTGGGTATGGCGGCAAAAGCCTTGCCGGATATCTATATCCTGAATCAATCAGCCCGTTCCAGAATTGAAGCTGAACAGAAAGCGGCTGACCCGGCTATGAATATTCCCCGGGAACTCCGGGACGATTATCACCTGGGCCCTGGCGGACGAAACTTCTACCGATCCCCTGACCGGCAGATTTACCCGGTATCGGCTCGGTATGATTATCCGGCTGCCATTGATTCGGTGAACCGGTATACCGAGATTGTTAACAAGCACATGCTCACAGACTTCTTTGTCGCCCTTGTCTCCAGCACGACCCGGAGAACGACGACAGAAGTTGCGGAACTGATGCAGGAGAAAGCGGCAATGCTTGGACCAGTGGTATCCTTTATGAATAGAGACTTCCTTGACCCCATTGTCCAACAGACCCTTCGTATTCTCGGGAAGCAGGGAAAACTCCCAGATCCTCCACGGGAGCTCCTGGAAGAAGAGGTTCAACTTTCATTTCTCGGGCCACTTGCTGTCGCGCAGAAGTATGCCCAGATGCAGAAACGCATCATGAGCCCCATCAATACAGCCCTGACCTATGCCCAGCTCGATCCATCGGTCCTTGATAACTTTGACTTTGACAAAACCACCCGGCTCCTTGGAGAAAGTTTTATGATACCTTATGGAATACTCAGAGAAGAGACTGAAGTTGCAGCTATTAGACAACAAAGAGCTGCTGCGGCTCAGGCCGCTCAGGCCCAGGAACAGGCGCAAGAAGAGCAGAAAGACTTGATGCAGCACGGAAGTAAAGCGATTGAGCCAAACTCAATGCTGGACCAGGCACAACAGGCGGCCGCTGGTGGTTGAGCGTAAAACTATTAATGAGGCCAACCGAGAGGAGAATATTGGGTTGGAGATGTATGTCCCTGGAACGGATATTACATTGGATGACCGATTGGTATTGCAAAGGACATTCCTTTACACTGAAGATGGTAAACAGGCTTTAAAGTGGCTTCTATTCAATCTTGGCCTCTATAGAGAGGTCGCATGTGAGGGAGATAGTGCAAAACATGGCTTTGCTTTAAAGATTATGAATGTCCTTGGTCTCCTTGACGGGGACAATACTGAAGCCATGATTGATAGTTTAGGTGAAATTGTCCGGAAGGATGCGTTGCATCCGGGACGAAGATATAGTATGAAGGAAGGTATAGAGAATGTCAGACCCCATGAATCCTAACGGCCCCGCGCCTGAAGGTGGGACACCGCAAGGCCCAGCACCCAGCGGACGTAGTGGTAATTGGACGGATAGTGTGTCCAAAGATTTGGTTGAACAGTACGGCGAACAACTGGGGCGATTTGATAGCTACCGGGGATTCGTCGAAGGTTCCATCGGAGCTATGAATGAACTATCTGAATACAAAACCAAGTTTGACGGTCGCACCATGGCACCATCCAAAGAAGACTCCGGGGAAACCTGGAATAGCTTTTGGGGAAAACTTGGAAAACCGGCAGAGGCATCAGGCTACGGGATAGAAGAAGACTCACTCTCAGGAATCTATCACAAAGCAAACCTCACAGCCGATCAGGCTAAAGTGCTCAGCGACGGCCTTGTAAGTTTTAATGAGACTGCAGAGAAAGAGTACCAGGACACGCGTAAGGGCAATTACGATAAGGCGATCACGACACTTCGAGAGAAGCATGGTGAAAAGCTGGACGAAAAGCTCCGAAGCGCAAATCAGGCTTTGACCAACCTTGGGGGAGACAGTCTTGTCGCTCTCATAAAAGACAAAGGGCTTGATAACGATCCTGATATGATAGGATTTTTCATGGGGTTGGGAGACCTCATGCAGGAAGGTAGTATCCCCGCAGGCCAGAATGCCCCCGGTGGCAAGAATGGATTTGCAGGGTCCTACGATTCAATGAAAGGATTAGACTAATGGCATGGGATCCAATGAACATTCTTCAACTCGCCAAACGAATGGATGGTGAGGGAAGTATGCTATACAAGATTGCAGAAGTTGTAGCTAAACACGATGAAGCTATGAACGATGCAGTCTGGGTAGAATCAAACAGGACCGCATCTCACGTAACGTCAGTTCGTGAAACGCAGCCCTCGGGAACTCTCCGTCAGATCAATAAAGGTGTTACACCTACTCTGTCCCAGGTTGGACAGGAAGTTGACTACGTTGGGTTCATCGAAGATATGTCCATGGTGGACGACAGACTGATTAGGCTTGCCCCAAAAGGCCAGAAACAGACTGTTCGTTCTGACGAGGACATCGCACATCTCAAAGGACTCTCTGAGACCGGAAGTAGCTATCTCTTTTACGGAGATAGAACAACCACTCCCGGAGCTTTTGATGGTCTGGCTGTGCGCCGAAATCGCGTTGGTCTTCCGGGCGTTTTCGATATGGCTGGCGCAACTGCAGCCACCAATACCAGTATCTATCTGGTCACTTGGGGAAAAGACTATACCCATATGCTTTACCCCCGTGGCTCAAAGATCGGTTTGAGTAAAGAAGACTTCGGCCTCCAGGTTATCCCGGACCCGAATCTCCAGGGCGCGTATTTGCCAATGTGGATCAGCTGGTTCTACTTTGACATGGGTGTTGTTACCCGGTACCCCCGTGGTTTGGCAAGAGTTGTGAATATCAACCACGCCGAAACCATGACCAACCTCCAGCCCCTCTTCGACCGCATGATTGAAGCTATCAACTATGCACCGAACCGTGGACGAGAAGGAAATCTGGTTGCTTACATGAACGAAGACATGTTCAACGTTTTTGACAAACTCGCGTTTGACAAGACTGTTCCTAATGTCTACTCCATCGACTCCGGTGGCGTTCGTCAGACCTATTTCCGTGGCGTCCCACTGCGTCGCAGTGATGTTATATCCGGCTCTGAGCCCATCGCTCCGAGCATATAAGGAGGTATGTAAAATGCTTATTGATTCACGAATGATGTTCATTGACGATGTAACGTTGGCCGCTGGGCTTGCAGCTGGAGATATCGACCTTTATGGTCAGGATATTCCTATTGTCCCTGATTCTGAGCTTCCTTCCATCCATGCCCGCGGTACTGGTTCTCCTGTTTTGGTTCATACTGTGATTACTGCTGATCCAGCTGATGGCACTGTTCTCGAAGGAGACTGGACGGTCACCCTTAGTCGGGGTTCGGATGGAACGACCTTCCCTGATGTTGTCACCGTCGTCACTGTTCCTTCTTATCTTGGGAAGGGCAGACAAGGTGCTCATATGGTCTTTGCTATTCCGTATGGTGCAGAAGCGCGGTATTTCCAGGTTTCAGTTGACGCTTCAGGTGTTACTGGAATGGGAACCACAGCGAAATGCTCTTCTTGGCTTTTTGCCCAGTAGATCCATCCTGTATGGTTTAAAGGAGGCGGCTCATTGCGAGCCGCTTTCTTTTGGTCTATTCTTGTTGCATGAAGAGAATAGAGACACCTACTGTCATTATTACCCCTGAAGGGAATATAATCGCAGAAGCGGGCGAGTTCACAGAAGAGGATGTTCCTGGAGTTGAAGTTGATTCTGTCCATCAGCTCTATGGCCGTAAGCCACAAAGTCCTAATAAGCTCTGGAATGCTGGCAGGCCACTTGATATGGTGATTAAGGGTGAACGGCAGCTGATCTCCAGGGGATTTATGCGAGAACCCGGGCAAGATATGGACTGCGCTCTCCCTAGAGAGGTGCTGAGTCGAAGGAAGCAGCTTATTAAAGATCGGATGAAGCAGGAGAGATTATGAATTATAGTCAAGGATCGGTGGATATCGCAAATATGGCATTAACGGCCCTCGGGCTTGATATGATTTCAGGCTTTGATGAGAAAAATGACCCGGCAAAGTACATGAAAATGTACTACCCCCTCGTTTTAAGGCGTATTCTGGCCGACCATGACTGGAACTTTGCCCGAAGGACCGTGGATTTAACCGAGTACAGGCCGCCGGATCAGTATAAGAACTATGAATATGCCTTCGTGCTGCCGGAAAACTTCGTTGCAACCTTGAGAGTTCGCCCTGAACAGTACTTTGAAATCTATGATAACGACACTTTACGCTGCAATAAGGCGAATAGCCGAACCGTACAGGTATTAAGAGCGGGGTCTGCTTCTATCTTCGATGACCATATCCAGGAATATGTTGAGATGACATATACCTCTGAAGCCCAGGATGCCATGAAGTTCAATCCAGCGTTCGCGCAATACTTTGCGCTCTCTCTGGCCATTGATACTGGCTTCATGCTGACGGGGGACCGAAATGTCCTTCAAGATGTGACAGGACTTGGAAATAGCTACCAGACAATTGCCTTTGTTGAAGATGCCACGATTTCCCGGGCAAACTTTGAACCTGACGAAAAACCTCCCTGGTATATGAACCGGAGAGATTACTATGCGAAACGATATCGTGATGGAGGGCCTCGTG